AGTCTTTCAGAACACCACTGCAAAACGTCCATCATCATCATCTCATTGTTGGATAAGATACCTTTTATAATTAACGCCAATTGATGCTGTGACATTCTTAGGCTCATATCAAATCTTCTTTCCTCTTCATTTACTATCGTGGCTACGAAATACTTACACCCCTCTAAGTGCGTCAGGGCTTCAATCATAGCTTCTTTTATCTCTTTTTCTTCCATTCTGTTTGTTTTTTTTTGGACAAAGATATGTCTTTTGATAATAAAAAAGATTCAAAATGATTTAATTTAGCTTAATTACGGCTCTTTTGATTCGTCCGGTATAGGCATGTCAAACTTTTTTCTGATAAACGACTCTGTTTCTTCATTGAATGGATAGGCCTCCTTAATAAAATTCATAGCTACCTCCATATCACCGTCTGCTATATCTTTATACCTTTCAAAGATACCAATCAGGTCATTGTTATATGAACGCTCTTGTTTTATGTTGTACACGTATTTCAACACCCTGTCTTTAATTTCATTGGCTTTTTTCACAGTATCATTGAAGGAATTTATACTTTCCAATTCTGGATCTTTGTTTTCCTTGTTTACCTTATCAAACTCTTCCTTGCTATATCCTGCTTCTCCTGTAATGGCTGGGCAAACACTTCCATTTATGATCCAAAACCGTTCATACGATCCTATCAGAAACTTTGATTCCATTTTAAATGCATTATATTTAATAAGCAAATTAGCCACCTCTGTTGCACCTTCTATGGTTCTAAAACCGATACCGATATCTTTTAACATAAATACTGGAACTCCAGTTCTTGGATACACGACTTCTTTTTTGTTCTTTATATTCCAGTTTTTAGCTTCAATTGGAATACCTTTACCAGCAAGCTCTTTGTCTATATACAGAT